TCATCTCCATATGAGCACAACGAGACGCATCGTCTCATCTGCTCAGGACTCGCTAAAAGCGGATCCTCTCTTCTCGCCACTTGCGTGAAGCAATAGCGATAGAGTACAGAGACCAATATAGAATTCAAGATTGCTGTCATGGGTTCTCCTGAAGGATGCGTCCTGTTCATTTGCCAAACATCATTATATATAATATAGCGAGGTTCAGCAACACAGGCAAACAACGCCTCCATCTTATATGAATTCTCACGTCCCAAGATATCAAAAACCTGCTTCACGACTGAAAACACAGACCACATCATCTGACTAGATATAGTCTTGTCAAAGGCCTTGAAATCAAGTGCCATCCACCTTGAGCCATGAGTCTTCAATGAAGACAAAAGCATTTCCCATTCAAGAGAATACACATCAATTCCAATTGCATGCTCCAACTGTCGCCGATGTTTCATGTAGGCAGCAGCAAATCGCAAGAAATACTGCCGAAACCTGATTACATGGGCCACATTCGAAGCTGCAAACACTCGAGTTTTTCCAGTTGCCACTTTTTCCAAAGAGCGACGTTCATCTTTGAGAGTACATACAAAATACACTTCAGGGATACGACGTTGTTCAAGAGCTGAGTCAATTTTATTCAACTCATTTCTCAACAAGCCATCTCCAATTCGTGCATTCGGCAGTTCTCCTTCAAACAAATGCCGTTTTCCAGACCCTGGTGACATCTTAGATAGGGGAAATCCAGGTGAGGAACCCATATTAAGAGCATCAAGAAATTCCACACCTGGAATTCCATTCACAGCTTCACTCTCTGTCAACATGCTAAGATCTTCCTCACTCACATGATGTGCAATCATTTCAGCCACACAACGTGTGCATTCGGCCAGCAAAGCATTATCCATTGGGGTGTTTGCATCAAATGCTCCTGCCAAGCCCTCAACCATTGGAGATATACGTTTTCCGTTTACCGTCAATGGCTTGAGCCTTGCTGGAGCAGTTTTATGCACTGTCACCATATCATGGATCGGTGATTCACGCAGCATTGTTTTCACCATGCCAGTCATCATCCATGCTTGGTTCAACACTCCAATATGTTCATATGGAACTTCTCCCATTTGACACCTTGGAGTGCAAACATCACTCAATGAAATAGTGACTTCTGGTGCTTCCAATTCACTTGCCACACCACACAGTTCATACACAACTTCTCGAGTAACCAAAGCAGAAAACCCCATGTCATTCGTACCTCCAGCAGTTCCAGCTACATGTATTCCTACAATACAACCGTTAATACCTTCATTGGCACAAATCACAGGCGATCCGCATTGGCCTTCCCGAGTTGTTGCGAAATAAACATGTCCTTTCACAAGCTTGATGTCTTTAGCTCCTCCGGGTACATGGTATGTTAGTGGTTCATCCTCAGCATCGAAGATCTCCTCCAATGCCAAACCTCGAGCCTGAATTCGTGTGGTATTGATCCCAACATGCTGTAATACAAACTCACCACGCCTCGTCTTTGTCAACTCACTCTCAAGTACGAATAACATTCGTACATCAGGGCGACTTGGCAGCAGACGGGACACGATGGTATACACAGCAACATCAGTTTCCTCCATAGCACACACTGCAGTCTCATCAAACATTTCTGCAAACACTCCCACTTCCTTATTGGAGAAAATTATCTTCTCGCCATTCTCCAGATGCTCTAGAAAATGCAATGGCAAGAGACAAGTTTTCCCAATAAGAAAGAGAGCGTTCACAGATTTGTTTGTCCTTTCAAAGTGACCAGAAATTGATTCTTCTTCAATAGCTTACTCAATGCATCTTCAATATTCTTTCCATATTGAGCATTTGATCTCCTACTACGAGTCTTGAATCTCTTGCTAATCACCTTAGTCATCCTAGGCCCATCACGTTCATACATAGATTGTGCCTCCACGATTTTCTCGACAGGTGTTTTCTCAGTGTCAGTCTCTTTCTTATCTCCTCTAGCCAGCATCCACACTGACAATGATCCAACAACAGCACCCACAACTATAGAAGTAGCATTTCTTCTCACAAAAGAAACCATCTTATTTGCATAAGATTTTACTCCTGTGATT